CTAGTGGACTACCAACTGGTGATACTATTTATATGATTAATGATGAAGGGGAAATTTATGATTTAACCTTACCTAATGGATATATAATTGTAAGAGAATACACTATCCCAGGAACTTATACTTGGTCTAAACCTGGAGGAATAGACTATATACAAATAGTATGCATAGGTGGAGGTGGAGGTGGTGGTGGTGGCGCTAAAGGAACCACAGGTGCGGGCGGTGGAGGAGGTGGTGCTGGAGGCAATATGGGTATACAAGGGTTGGATTCTTCATCTCTTATTACTGTAAATTATACTATACAAGTAGGAGCCGGAGGAAATGGTGGAGCAGGAGCTACAGTAATTGGAGCAGGTTCTGTTGGTACATTAGGTGGAAATAGTGTTTTTAGAGAAACAATTGGACTTTCCAACACATTAGTATCAGGCAGTGGAGGTAACCCAGGTAATGGAGGTACTACATCCGCAGGAGGATCTGGTGGAGTTGATGGACTTACAGTAGGTATTCAACCTTTATTTTTAGTATTATCTCATCTTGGCTCTAGAGGGGGAAATGGTGGTTTTAACGCAGCTGCTACCTCTCCTAATCTTGGTAGTGATTTTAACATTCATGCTCTTAATGGATATTATGGTTTAGGTGGTGGTGGAGGTGGCGGTAGTATTACTACTATAGGTACTCCTTTGCCTGGAGCTACTGGATCAGGTGTATACAAATATGGAACATTAGTATATTCTGGATCAGCGGGAGGGGCTGGAACTGGAACTAATGGTGATAATGGAGCTTTTGTTGTTGATGGATTATCATTATTAATGTTTTCAAGTAGTTTTTCTTCTTCATATGGTATAGGTACAGCCGGTCATGGTGGAGGAAGTGGTGATGCCGCTGGTACTATAAATGGTGGAAATGGAGGTAGCGGAAGTATTGGTGCTGGTGGTGGTGGAGGTGGTGGAGCTAGATCCACAGCTAATGGAGGTACTGGTGGAAAGGGAGGAGATGGATATGTTTTAATTATAGAATATTATTGATAATCTTTACTATATTTATAATAAAATAACAAAATAAAATTATGGAAAAAAAAGTTTTAACCCAAGAAGAAATTGCAACATTAAAAAACATTCAACAAGAAAGAATTTTATTAGCTGAACAATTTGGAGCTTTAGAAATTCATTTTCAAGAATTAGACATTAGAAAAAAATCATTAATCACCAAATACCAGCAGTTAAAACAAACTGAAGAAAGCATTGGTAATCAACTCCAACAAAAATATGGTGACGGAGTTATAGATTTAGAAAAAGGAGAGTTTGTAAGTAATTAGTTTGAACCTCTCCAAGATATTTATAAACAAACAAAAATTAATTAAACAACATGGCAGAAACTTTAATATCACCTGGTGTATTAGCTAGAGAAAACGATACATCTTTTATTACCCAACAGCCTGTAACTGTAGGTGCGGCTATTATAGGCCCAACAGTTAAAGGACCTGTTGAATTACCTACTGTTGTTACTTCCTATAGTGATTTTGTAAATACTTTTGGAGATGTTCTTACAAGTGGTAGTGATACCTATTCTTATTTTACATCAATAGCAGCTTACAATTATTTCGCTAATGGTGGTGATACATTATTAGTAGCAAGAGTAGTTAGTGGGTCTTATACTCCCGCAACTAGCTCAAATATTGATAATAATGTCACTAGTATACCTGGTGAATACGCGACAACAACTTTCCAATTCTCAGATGTAAATGAAACAGGATCATATAGAGCTGTAGCTTTTGAAGTAGGTAATAATGTTTATTACTTAGCTGGAGCTAATTATAATTATATTAATAATTCTAATGACTCATATTATTTTGATGTTAATGGTACACTTAACTGGTCATTGAATGCATGGGGTACAGCTTTAGCTGACGCTATTAATAACCAAACATTTGAATTAGATACCTATATCAGTGCTAGTTGGGATGGTGTAGATACATTAGTCATTTCAGGTTCAGCTCCAGGTACTACTTATAATGATATTAATTTATATACTCAAGGATATGTAGGTTGGCCTTTAACTAGTATGACTGGTCCTGTAGCTACTACAGCTGGAGGTACAACTGGAGTAACAGCTAACACTTTCATATTAGAAACACTTTCTGAAGGTGTTATTATGAATAGTGATAGCACAGTTGATGCTAATGGTGCCTTAGCTAGTGGATCAGCTAATAACATTAGATTCCAAATTACTAATGCTAACACTGCTTCTGGTACTTTTAGTTTAATTATTAGAAGAGGTGATGATGTAACTAACAATCCAACTGTGTTAGAAACTTGGACTAATTTATCTTTAGATCCTCTTTCACCAAATTATTTAGCTAAAGTAATTGGTGACTACACATTATCATATAATCCATCTACTAATCAAATTGAAGTAATAGGTGACTATCCAAATAACTCAAAATATGTTAGAGTTAAACAAATCAATTATTTAACACCTAATTATTTTGATAATTCTGGAATAGCTAAACCTGAATACACTGATTATATTCCTGTTAATACTAATGGAGCTTTTGGAGCTGCTATTGGTAACGTAATGGGAGGTGCTCATTTCTATGATGAAATTGTTAGTGCTAACAATACTCAAGGTGTGACTGGTGATAGCTATGATAACATGATTGATTTATTATCAAATAAAGATGATTATCAGTTCAATGCTTTATTCACCCCAGGTTTATTTAACGATATTCATACAGGTAAAATAAGTAATATTATCACTAATACTCAAGACAGAGGTGATAGTATTTTTGTAGTTGACCTTGTACTATATGGTAGCTCAGTAAACGCAGTATCATCTCAAGCTAACTCAAGAGATACATCATATGCTGCTGCTTATTGGCCATGGTGCCAAATCCAAGATCCAGGAACTGGTAAGAACGTTTGGGTACCTGCTTCAACTTTGATAGCTGGTGTTTATGCCTATAACGACAGAGTATCTGAGCCATGGTTCGCACCAGCAGGTATTAACAGAGGTGGTTTAAGTCGTGTGCTTAGAGCTGAACAAAAATTGAATCAGTCATCTCGTGATACTTTGTATGATAATAAGGTTAACCCAATTGCTACATTCCCAAGTCAAGGTGTTGTAGTATACGGTCAGAAAACATTACAAACTAAAGCATCAGCCTTAGATCGTGTGAATGTTAGAAGATTGTTAATTGCGCTTAAGTCATATATTTCTCAAGTAGCTAACAATTTAGTATTTGAACAAAATACAATTTCTACAAGAAATAACTTCTTAGCTCAAGTAAACCCATACTTAGAATCAGTTCAACAAAGACAAGGTTTGTATGCTTTCAAAGTAGTAATGGATGAATCTAACAATACACCTGATGTAATTGACAGAAATCAATTAGTAGGTCAAATTTACTTACAACCAACTAAAACAGCTGAATTCATTTACTTAGATTTCAATGTTACACCAACTGGAGCTACCTTCCCAGTATAAAGTTTAACTGATAGAATATTTATAAACAAATAAAAGAAATACAATGGCAATATTAGATGCAAACGAAATATTTTTCACAGCCTTCGAACCCAAACAGGCTAATAGATTTATCCTTTATCTTGATGGTGTTCCAAGCTATATTATCAAAGGTGTAAACGCTGTGACAGTGACTCAAGGTGAAGTAGTGTTAAACCACATTAACGTTTACCGTAAAGTAAAAGGTAAAACAACTTGGGGTGATATTCAAATGACATTGTTTGATCCAATTACACCTTCTGGTGCTCAGTCAGTAATGGAATGGGTTCGCTTACATCACGAATCAGTGACAGGTAGAGATGGTTACTCTGACTTCTATAAGAAAGATTTAGTAATCGACGTATTAGGTCCTGTAGGTGATATTGTTAGTGAATGGGTAATTAAAGGCGCATTTATTAAAGAAGCCAATTTTGGTGATTATAACTGGGATACAGCTGATACTGCTGTTAACCTCACTATGACAATTGGTATGGACTATTGCGTATTGAACTTCTAAGATATAGAACCCACATTTTTAAAGAACCCGCTATTTTTAGCGGGTTTCTTTTTTTCTCATATATTTATACGAGACTAAAAAATGTTATATTAAAAACCGTTTATGGAAAATAAATTAAATATCCCAACAGAAATTGTTGAACTACCGTCAAAAGGTTTAATCTACCCCGATTCAAGTCCTCTCTCAAGTGGTAAAATT